CCACTCGTTCCAAACGCCGCAGACGCTCCAGATGTGTAGGAATCAAGTCCCCGCAGACCTTCAGTTGCACCAGTAGTTGTTGTGGTTGATCCTGCTTGGTCACTGTTGATGGCCATTGACGCGCCTTCAACCTCCGAAAATTCTTGCATCAGGTCGTTGATCAACGCGGCTTCAAGACCGTTGATATCGTCCATTGCGGCAATACGAACCGGCAACTGTGCGCTGACCACTCGTGTTGGAAGCTGCCAAAAGCTAGTTGCGGTGTTTGGAGTGCCAGAGTTGGCACTGACCGTGTAGCCCCACGGATTCGTTTGATTGGTTGCGTTGCCAACCTTTGCGACGAAAGCAACAGCAGATTGATTTGGGACTTTGATGTTGCGCGAACCCATTCTAAAAGGGTTCATGTACCGGATGGGATCGAACACGTCATCAAAGTGAGTGCGACCACCGGCATCCGAGCCAGACCCCGTAAGGGTCGATGCCTCCCGCAAGTCAATCTTAACTTTGTCGCCAGTTCTCAGCGAATGCTGGATAGCCTCGATAATCTTTTCTTTTGCACTCATTTTGACCTCTTAATGTCCAAGAAAAGAGGGAGGCTTGCGCCCCCCTCTCCTGCTTACGCACCAGTCGCCGTCGAGCGATACCGGATGATGCTGAACGGATCAACAACGCTGCTGCACAGGCGGCGTTCGCCGTAGAACGTAATTGAACCTGGGAGGACCTGGTCGTAACGACGCAGAACCATGTTCATTCGATCCACAATGGTGTGTCCGCGAGTGAAATCACCAAAATACAGCGGATACAGCGAGGTCGTTGCCGCAGTACCAGCAGACACAGGACTATCCACATACGCATTGACCACAACGTCGTAGCCCAACAGTTTTCCGAAGATTCCCTCGTAGACAAGCGGCGACATACGTTCAAACACCGGAGTGCCGTTGTCATCCTTCAGTCCACGAATGCCAGCCAGCATCAGCGGGGAGATCAGGAACTTATTCCCGTTGCTCCAATACTGTTGCGGAAGGCTGTGCAGGAAAGTGATGATGTCCTCAAACGTTACATTGTTGGCAGAGCCAGCAGCGTTAGTTGTGATCTGATCGTAGGTGGCAATGTCATGCAGACCGTCCGAAGCCGCAGTCCCGGACGAACCGAAAGCAGCAGTCGAAATCGTGCCGCCGGTATAGGTGCCATTTGCGCCGCCATACGAATTCAAGCCACGCAGACCATCGGTTGCGCCTGTCGAAGTCGTAGTCGAGCCAGCCTGGTCATCGTTCGAGATCATCGACGCGCCCTCAGCCTGACTGAACTCAACCAGCATATCGTCAACAATGTTTGACTCAAGCCCGTCGATGTCATCAAGCGCAGCGGTGCGGACCGGGAACTGGACGTTCAGGTCTTTCAGATTCAGTTGCCAAATGGAAGTGGCTTCAGTAGTAGCCGCGCCATTGTTCTGAATCGAATAGCCCCAAGCAGGGCCAGCATTGCCCGTTTTGGCTCTAAACATATAGGTTGCGCCGTCTGTCGAGACGTTGCGCGAAACGCCACGCATCGGGTTGGCAAGACGCAGACGATGGAACACCGGATCGTAAGCAGTCCGACCACCAACGCCAGCACCTGAGCCGGTCAGTGCCGATGCCTCTTTCATGTACGCATCGTACTGATCAACAGACTCGAACATTTTCAGTTCGGTCTGAACGCGACCATTGCCTTTGGCAAAGTTCCGAAGTTGCTCAGTCACCATGCGGTTGACATCACCGCGGATGGTCTTAGCGGGGGCGCGAATGATTTCAGGCACATTGATTGCAGCGACCTTGGCTTCAAGCGAATTGAACTTCTCTTCGATTTCTGCCTTGGCAGCTTCAACGGATGCCGAAACTTCCGACTTCACTTCTTCAATTTTGGACAGGTTCTCAACGCCGATTGCGTCAACCTTTTCCAGCACTTTTTCGATGCTCATTTTGCAATTCCTTTGTGAATGCGTTTTTCAAGTGCCTTTGCCAGTTCTCTCGCTGTGAGAGCTTCAAGCAAAGCATTTTCCACCGCATCAGGCTCACCCTGAGTTGGCGTTGAATCAAGCTGCTTTTCGACCGCCTCACGCTGATCGACTGCTCGCTTGAAAACCAAAGATGCGGTGGTCGCATCCTTTCTCGACAAACCTGCCTCCCGCAAGGTTCGCTCGACCATACGAATGTTCAACTGCCCAGCGGCATCAAACATTTCCAATTTTGTGATTTCGGCATCAGGATTGTTTGGGTACATGACAACCGAGACTTCGCGCAGACCACCCTGCTTGATTTGGAAGTAGGACTCTTCATCAGGCTCATCGACTTCATTGCCTTCGCCATCTACCCAGCAAGCCTCGTCCGCATACGCACCGACAGAAACCCCACCAAACATCATTGGGGATTCTTTCAAGATTTGATATAGGTCTGCGCCACCGCCGGTTGATAGATATAACCGACCCTCTGCGATCATGCCATCATCGTCAAACTCAAATGACGTCCACTCACCGACTGGCATACCCAAGTCGTTGTGGTTCAGAAACATTGGTAATGGTTTGCCGGTGTCTGCAAATTCTTTTGCCCAAGCCGCAAAGCCTTCAGGCTGATAGTTGAATCTGCGTCCGTCTGCGCCTTCTCGAGCGCCCCACGTTGTGACACAGGCTTCAATCGCGCCGCTTGGGTTTTCTGCCTCGTTTAGTTCCGGCGACAGGCTTACTTTCGCCTCGCAAACTAGAGTCAGTTTTTTCATTGATCACCCCATTGTGAATAGCTTGGTTATCGTCTCTTATCTTGTGGGGTAATTCTGATATTGGAAGTGTAACACCGCTTTGCTTGACTTGTGAAGTCAAGTGCAGTAACGCTTTTTTCAGAAAATTCATGTCGTGCCAATATTCATCCGGCGAACTTGTGCGCCACCACCACCACCTGTGTCTTGCGGCGAACTGCCTGGGATTGGCTCCGATTTCGAACTGCTTGCAGCGATTTCGTCGCCGCCCGTAATATTCTTCATGCTGAGATATTCCCGAGCTTCATTCGGAGTCATGATCCCTGCTTTGACGCCAGCAGAGACAAAGTTCATTTGATCGAGTGCAGCACCTTTCAGGAAGTCTTTGGTATCAAACCTGACGCACAGATTTGGATATCCTTTGAGCAGGTGCTGCTTTAACTTCTGCTCAATGTTGATGATCATAGGATACATGGTGGTTTTATAAAACTCATCCAGCATCGTCTGCGTATTGTTATATTTCTGATCATCAATACCGATCATAGTCGGCGGGACAGAGAACAACCCGCAGATGCGCTTCATCGTTTGCACTTTGAGAGCAGCGGCTTCCGCATCTTGGAGCGTCAGCATATCAATCGGGGTATAGGTCATACCCTGATCCAGCAGCATACCTTGACCAGCTTTAGACGGGTCGGTATTGCGGCTGGAGGTCATCGCATTCCAGGTTTCCTTGATTCGGCTTGCGACTTCCTTGAATTTAGCATCCGGAATCACCTGATCGGTTGTAAACATCCCCGAGGGCTTCGCCCCGTTCTGCATGATGAAGTTGGCATAAATGTCGATGTCCTGGTCTAGTGCGACCAGTTCGCTTGCAAGAATGCCTTTGTTGAAACCCGACGATCCTTGCCATGCCGCTTCTTTGACGTGCATCACTTGATGGTAATCAAGCGGTTCATCTTTACTGAAACCATAGCTTGGCGTAGAGAGCCGATATTGCGGATACCGCGTTGGCGTCAAGATGACCGAGATCAACGTCGAATCGAGGTTATACATCTCGATAGGCGTCAGATTCGGGTCTTTCTGATCTTTGCGCCACCACAAAGTGAAAGACTCTCCTGCAAGGTCTTGCCACATACACCATTGGTACCAGAATTCATATTGATTTTGAAAGTTGTTCGGGTTTTGCAGAAGATTGAGAACTTGCTTGGCTTTGGACTTATCCCGCGTACCGACTGATGGATCGCGCAAAGCATCAACAAATGTGCCGTCATCTGATTTAGACATCACAGACAATGAGCATTGCGCCAGTGCGCGTGCTTTAGCGCCGACGCACGCCATGACAGTGGAATTGCGCGTTAATGCCGAAATATCAAGAACTCGACCGGCAACAGTGGTGCTGGAGGTTGTGACGTACAGCAATTGCTGAGACGTTTGTCCGCCGTTTGAGGTGCCATAAAGAACTTGGTTGCCAAGTTGCAGTTGACCCAAGGCCGAGTTTGACTCGTTTTGATCTACTTTTTTTCGTTTAAAAACGTCCAAAATAGCCATGTTTTTCCCCAATTTTTTACGATCTTACATCAAAACGA